CACTGCGAAATTGACATACACGCCCGCCTCGCGAGTAAGCGGAGCGGCAGGAAAACCTTGATTGTGGCAAACGCCGATGGCGTAATTGACGCCACCCGATTGGCAAATCGAACTGCCGGCTCCGCCTTCAAGGCCGTTGCTATGGTTCGGCGTCGTCATGAACAAATTGCTCAAGCTGGTGGTGGTGCATAGCCATATCGGGGTCGTTCCCGATGGTGACGAAATCACCGCGCCGGCCGTCGCTTCTCTCGTATTTTGACCACCGGTCCATTCGTTCCAACTCATTCCCTCGACATGGACCCATGTCAGTTGGGACAGTCTTAGAGGCGATTGGTTTCCGTCAAAAATCAGTGTGTTGAATTCGGCCAGATCGACGTCAACTCCGCTTGTCGAAATGCGCAGCGGTGATCCGCCAGAACCGCCCAAGGTGACTCGTTTGACTTTGACCATTACGAGAACACCTGCGAATAAACGGCGTAGGTGGTTTTCGTTGAACAGGTGATCGACATTGAAGCGCCGCCGCTGTTAACAGCGGCTTCCGATCTTGCACTAGCGCCGCCAAGCATGGGGGATGGGCGCATGGGACCGGACCCTAACGTGTGACCGATGACGCCGGAAAAATTCCATTGACTCGTCAAAAAAATGAACGGCTTTTGCCCGAGCCCAAGCACTATGGTTCCGCCCGGTGATGCGATGCTTCCGAGCAAGATCAACTGCGATTTCTTGTTCGAAACGTTCATGACCAAGTTGGAATCGCTGGTCGAATAGGCGTCAAAAGTGGGTTTCGAAATGAAAAGCCCAACATCGCCGTTTGATCGTTCGCCGAGACGAAGCCGCCTGCTCAAAACGTGTTTCCTTGTTGCGGGGCGGGCAGCTTGTAGACCACATAAAACACCTTGTCGGTCGACGATGGAGAGTCGGCGCGAAAGCAATCGCGGAAAATCGCGCAGACTGCGCCGGCCGTTTGTGTCGAGTCCCAATAATCGTCGTAAACGACATTCGAGGTGGTGAATCTGCGAATTTCAACGAACGGTCGGTATCCGAGACTCGTGTAAAGCGCGCCGTATCCTCTATTGAAGTTGACCGACCCCGAGCCGTTGTATCCTTTCACTCCGGACGCCGCGTAGGATACCACGCCGATTTGGTGCAGTTCGACAGTGTCCGTCCAATCGGAATTGAACGTCAGGTAAGCGCTGTCGGGATCAACCGAAGCGGCGTCGGCGCCGGCAACCGCCACGCGAACACCGAAACTGCCGTCGATCTGTTTTCCAAGGCGCGCGCGACGTGACATTAGGTGTTGTCGAAAATGTCAATGAAACCGTTGTTCAGGTCGATCAGCATAACTTCCTCTGCAGGGTCCGCGAGCGTGCCGGCGCGAATGTCGCCAGCATCGACCGTGATCGCGCTCAACGTTCCGACGTTCATCGCTTGCGCTGTGATCTGACCGTCAAGGTAGAAATCGCCGGTCATTCCGATCGCCGGAACGCCGTTGACCGTGCCCGTGGTCAGGAATGGGATAGGGGCGTCGCCGTTCACGCCCGGGAACGCGAATTGGATTTTGTCGGCCGCAATGATAAACGACGAAACGCTGTCGCTCGCGTCGACGAGTTGGATTCCGGAGACATAGCCGTTGACGTCGATCGAGACGCCCCACGAGGCGGCGGCGTAGCCGTCGAGTTGCGCAACGGCCGCGCTAACGGTGCTCACTTCCGAGAACGCACCGCCGAATGTCGCGGATACGGTCAACTGATAGGCGGCGAACGCCGTTTGCTGATCGACCATGACGTCGCGCAATTCTTCGATGTTCGCCTTGGCGTTACCGGCAACCGCGTCAAGCTGGCTGCGCACCTGCTTTTTATCCAACCAGTTGCGTGCGTCTTGGTTCTTGAGCAACGAAGCAATGAGATTGATCGCGGTATTCAGTGCGGTGACGTCCACCTGCTCGATACCGGAAACGATCGCGGTAAGTTCGTCGCTGAAATCAGCCAGGGACAGGCGAATGTCGGGCGTGGTGACGTCGAGCCAGTCCGACCACAACATATCGCGCGGCGCGCTCGGCAGATACTGCCCGCGAACCTCGTACGCAGTGTCGGGCAACAGCCCTTGGGAAATGAGCAGTGCGCCGGTCGCCAGTTGGTCAGAGCGGCCGCGCGTGACGTGCTCGCCCGACGAGTTAAGCCGAACCTCGTATTGAATGCCCACGACGCCCGCTAGGCTGCCGTCCCATGAAATCCGGATCGCCGGTCGGCGCGGGCTGCCGCCCGAGTCGTTGACCGTTGCCGGCTCGGCGAACCAATCGACGATGCCTTGCGGCGCCGGTCGCGGAATGGTGGTCGGACCAACGACGGACGGTTTGAATTCCGTGTCATGGTCCCAATCGTAGTCGGTCGGGTCGACCTCGACCATTGTCAAGAGGACGTCGAGGTTCGCTCGATCGGTGACGGCGTCGACGCGGAATTGCTTGTCAACGTAGCCGTTGCGAACTGACGTCCATTCCCCGACGTCGCCAGGCTCGACCAGCCAGAACACAGGCGGCAGCGTCAAGTCGTGCCGGCGGGCGCGGCGGGCCTCTAAGAGCGCGGATTTCTGCAGCCGCTGCACCTGCGCGGGGTAGGGGACGAAATCTAGCTGCGGGTTCGCTAGTAGCCGGCGGCTGCCGTCCTCTGCCTCGTAATCGGGACTGTAGAGCGCTGGGGCGGGCTTCATTGCCCAACCTTCCTCGGGCGAGGGGTAGGTTGCGACAACGCCGTTGATGCTTTCGGCGAGCCCGAAAAATGGCAGGTATTGCTGACCCTCGGTTGACAGAATGTCGTCGTCGGTGAACGCGAACGATGGCGAGTCCGGCGAACCGACATGCGTCTTGTAGAACCCGCCGATTTCCGAAATGCGTCCTTGGCATCCGCTCATGATCGCGTCAAGAACGTCCGCCGGACGACTGTTGACCGAAACCTGTCCGCCGGTTCGATAGGTCGGTTCGCTGCCGCCGACGGCTGCAATCGACGCGCGGCACTTGGCGATTTGAGCGTTCCAGTTGGCGGCCGGCAACCTGGCGGCCGTCATGCGCTGCAAGCCGTAGAGCCATTGTCCGCCGTAGGAAATGCCGCGCAGAACGTTGTATGCCTGCACTACCGGGAAATTGTCGCCGTCGCCGCCCCATGTGCTCGGGTCGCTCCAACGATGCGAACCGCTGCCGCCGTTCGTGTCGTCCTTGGTTGGGTCGTAAAGCGGAACTCCCGAAAGCCCGAACTTGTATTCAGGGAAGCCGGAAAACAACGTGTCGTTGATCAGCGCGGTAACGATGACGTAGGCGACACCCGTTCCAACGCGGGTCGTTCCCCACGGGCGGTCAACCGAAGAAACAGTGCCGGTCAGGTATGAGTCGGCGGTCGTTTGCGTGCCGTCGTAGTATTTCACCCACAGATAGGGCTGACCTTCCTTGACGTATTCGGCGACGCGATATCCGCGCCCCATGTCGTCAAGCGTGTTTGTGATCGTGCAGAGTTCGCCATTAACCCACAGTTCGACCAGATCACCGCCGGGAAGGTCCGCCAGGGCGATGACTTGAGTCAGGTAGGCGTTTGGGGTCAATTCCGTTCCGCCGGGCTGAATTTCGCCCCATGTGTTCGCGTAGACGAGCGAACCGGCGGTCATGCTGTAACCGAAATTGAACGATCGCGGGACGTCGGCGCCTGACCGCAACTTGCCCTGAACGCCCGTCATTTTGTTCAGTGACGGGGAATTGCCTTTTGGATCGCCGGAAAGCGAACTGGCGACGTAGGAAATTGCAAGAGACGTAGCAAATGACGCGGCGGTGACGAACGCAGTGGCGAAAAAGCCGGTTAGACCGATCGCGGCGGCGATGCTCGTGAAAATGGCCATTTGGACGGTAACCTATCCGCGATTATGTAATTTGTCAACATTAAGCGGTTTCAGGCAATGCGTTTCGGCGCCGAGATAGCCGCGCCGTCGATAGAGTTTCATCACCGCCGGATCGTCACCCATGCCGGCCATACCGACGAACGAACAGCCCTTATTTGCCGCCCATGCCTCGAACGCGTCGAGCATGCGAAATGCGGCGGTGCCGCCCCGGTGCGCCGGATCGATCCACCAAACCCGTTCCTGTGCAATCCATACCGGCCCGAAATCGTGCTCGAACGCATGTCCCATCAATACGCCCTGCGCGGCGCCGTCGACGTCGTGGATAAGGCAAGTCATGTGAGGCGTGCGCGAGTAGGTCAGAAACAGCCGCTCGGCGTAGTCGGCGCGGAAAGGAAATACGAACCTCGACGGCCCGTCTGCCCGATCGAACCCGGCGCCCGAGCGGCTGTCGCGCAGCAACTCAACCACGCGGGCGGCGTCTCGGAAATCGCCGAGCCGGATCACGAGCCGCGAATCCTTTGGAATTCTGCCAACGCCTGTCCCATGGTCACCGAATTATTGCTGCGGATGGGTCCGCCCTATTATTGCTGCGGATGGGTCCGCCCTCGCGCGCCCAATATTGCACCCAATCGCCCACAACGGCCGCATCGGCGAAAAAGTCGTCCGTCGCGCTGCGCAGGCGCTGGCTAGTGTCCGATCGCGTGTCCGTGTTGGCGCGGGTCAATTCCTGCGTGTGCGAGGTGCAAGTCAGCGTGACGTCGCCGGATTGTCCCTCTGCAGGCGTGTGAATGGGCGCCTCGTCGATAAACCCGACAAAACGCGGCTCGGCGGGGCCTACCAGTTCCATCGTATCGGGGTCGCACAGTCCCCGAAAAATCTGAACCTGGCCCTGCTTGCAGTTGTAGGTCCGTACCAGTTCGTTGATGCGGCTCGACGCCTGCGCAAGTTTGATCGTGACGTTCTGCACCGTGAGGGACGACACGAGCGCAATATCGGAAATCTCGATCAGCCCGAAACCGCTGTAGAATGTCCGCGTGTCGGTGCCGCCCGTTTCGGGATTGATGACTTGCGCGACCTTCGTTCCTACGTCTGACCAATAGCCGTCCGTAACCGGACTTCCGTCGTCGCGATCCTTGACCACGAACCAAACGAAATCGCGCGGAACAAGGTTGCGCTCTTGTAGCGCGGCGTAAACTTCACTTCCGATTGAGCGTGTCATTCAATGTACTGCAGGGCCTGAAATGAAATGACGGTATGCAATCCGCCACTCGGGCGGGGCGTAAACGAGTCGGGCACCAGACAGAAAATGCCCTTGGGACTTTTGAGCTTGACCGGCGTCGAGGGTGACAGCGTCCAGCCTGGCCGGATAAATGGGCGAACCTCGAACTGCGCCGTCACGCCGCTGCCGTCGGCGGTGACCGTCTGCGCGGCGCGATGATAGGCCCGATTGCTGCCATAGCTGAACGACAGATAATCGCCGGCCGAAACGATCTGCCCCGCCGCCAGTCCGGACAGCGACAGCATTTTGTTGTTGGCGTTGACGCTCGAGAGAACTCCATCATTGCAGGCGCCGGTCGGGTAGGCGATCGGCATCAGCCCGCGAAGGTCGCACGCCTCGAACGTCTGAACGACGCCGTCGAGCGAGTCGATTGCCGCCTCGAACGCGCGGGCCTGATCGTTCGGCAACGGCTTGGTGACATATGACACCATCCACAGCGCCGAGCCGAACGCCTTCGCGATCGTGCGCCCGCTCGCCTGGCGGCTGTACTCGTCGCGACGCATGAGACGCGGCGGTTCGGTTTCGGCCGAATAATCGACCAGGGACATAATGTCGGTGCGCGGGAAGCTGATCGCGGCCATTTATCCGAGTCTCCGCATTCTTGCCTTCGTACTGGCCGCGCTGACGCGATCGACGAACCCGGGCGACGCCAGGGCACCGCTAACAGTGCTCGACGCTTCCTGACGCGAAACCTTTGCGACGTAGGCTTTCAGGTTGCCGTCGTTGTCGACCGAAACTCGCACGTCCACGGTTCCGCCACCGCCACCGTTCGGCGGGCTGACGCCGTTCGGCAGAATCTGCGCCCCGCGCGGAACGTTCATAAGTTCGGGGCCGTTCTCGCCGACCACCGACCAGCCGCCGGGGGCGGAGTTCGTGCCATCGGCGAACATGGGGAACGACAGCCCGCCAGTGCCGGCGCCGAGCCCCGTTCCGGACATAACCGGAGAACCGCCGCCGCCACCGAGCCCGAACAGGCTTCCGAGATTGAACCCGCCGCCCCCGCCGCCGAAAGCGGATTTCCACAGGTTTTGCGCGGCGATGTCCGCGAGCTTGGACGCGATCGAGTTGAGCGCGCTTTGACCCGCTTTCTTGAACGCGTCCCACGCGGTCGCGCCATTCGCAATCGCTGACGTGAACGTTTGCAGCGGACCTTGTACCAACCCGGTATAGGCGGACCGCAACAAGTCAGCCTGCGCGGCGGCCTGCCCGAGCGCGGCGGCTTCGCGGGTAATCTGCGCGATGTTCTCGGGCGTGAGTTCGCGGCCGGCGCGGCGGGCTTCGTTCAGCGCGTTCTGCTTGGCGGCGTATTCGGTCGCCGCGCTCGCACTCATGCCGACCGTCGCGGCGTCGATTTTCATTGCGTCGGTTTGCGCCTTGATCGACGTCACGCCGATTTGCTGTTCGGCCGCGAGTTGTTTCAAGACGTCGATACGCTTCTGATCGAGCGATACGCCGGACAGGCGAGCTTGCTGCACCTGCAACTCAACCTGGCGGACCGCTTCAAGCGCGGTCAGCGTCGAGCCGTAGACGCCGAGTTGCTGCTGTTGCAGGCTGATATTGCGCTTGATCACTTCCGGGTCGACGGTCGCGGTGGGTGCTGGTGCGGTCGACCCGCCCGTGACCGCAATCCGTTTCGGCGCGTCACCGCCTCCGCCCCAAGTGTTCGCGGCTAGGGCCTTGAATTTGTCGATCGCGGAGAACGTTGCCGCGTCCAAATCGAGCAGCCAGCCCTTGAACTTGTTCGAAATGTTCGTGACGGCGGAATTCCACGCCTCGTCGAACTCGCGCGCGCGCTTGACCATGGACGCGGCCGGGCCGTTGTTGAATTCGTCGCCGTTCTGAATCGCCTTGCGGATCGCGTCGCCGCCCTGCGACAGCCAACGCACCCAATCCATAGTTGCCGGCAGTCCGGCGCGCTGCAACAGAACTAATCGCTCGTTGTCGTCGCGCGCGTTCTTGATCAGTTCGGCGACCTTGGCGATTGCGTCCTCGAACGTCTTTGCCGACTGGCCATTCGCTCGCAGGAACTCCGCAAGCTGACCCATGTTGTTCTTGGCTTCGTATACGTCCTGCGCGAACTTCGCCATGCCCTTTTGGAAATCGTCACCGACGATGTTCCCTTTAATGCTGGCATTGTCCTGCAATCCCTTGATCGCGCCAAGCGTCGTTCCGGCCGTCCTGGCGACGTCGTCGAGCGTCTTTAGCGTGGTGGTCAGTGCCGAACTGACCATGTAGCCGGCCGTCGCGATACCCGCCACGCCGAGCGCCACGAGGCGCATAGGACCGACAAAATTGACGATCTGCCGGAACGCACCGCCGACGGTGCCGGTTTTCGACGAGCCGAAAATGTCCGCGATCTGCGCGCCTTGTTGCGCCAGCACCGTGAACGGCGATTGACCGGACACAAGCGAAACGCCAACGTCCTGCAACTGTCGTGACAGGTTGACCATTTCGTGACGGGCCAAGCCGGTTCCCGTGGCCAAATCCTTGGCGTCTTTCGCGCCCTTTTCGAAACCGCCTTTCCCGCCGCTGCCCTTGCCGGACGCTTTGTCGGTCGCGTCCTGTGCGGCCTTGCCGAACTTGTCGAGTTCGTCGCCGGCTGCCTTGGTCGACTGTTTCAGTTTTTCGGCGGCGTCGGCCGCGCTCTTGGCGGCGGGAACAAGCTTGTTGAGTTCGTCCTTGGCCGTGGTGACCGGGCGGCTATCGACGGCTAGACCAAGCGTCGCAATATCGTTGCTCACGAGGCGCCCCCGTCAAACAAGGCATCGAACAATTCAAGAGAGAACGGCCGCGCACTGACCTTGGGCTGTTCGGGTTCGTCGCCGCCGAAAATCCGGTTCAGCATTTCGGTCCGACCTTCCAAGGCTAGTTCGATGCTCGGAATGGTCGTTTGCAACACAACGTCCTCTGTCCAGCCTAGCCAACCCATGCCGCGTTTGAGCAGGGTTTCGGCGTATTCCTCGACGGTCGTTACTTTCCCGGGTCGCCGCCGCCGGCCGCCTCCCGAATCCGTCCGCCGTTCTGCAACAGCTTCACGTAATGTGTCAGCTTGTCGAACATCTGACCGTCGAGTCCGTCCTTGAACATCAGTCCGGCAATGCGCTCGTGCTCGGCGAAGTCGTTTTTCTTGCCAGTTGCGACGGCCACGATATAAACGCAGGTGTTCACGTCGGCATTCGCCAGGTTGCCGAACGTTCCGACAAAGCCGCCGAGCGCGGCGGGGATCGAGCGGAACGCGTCAAGCGTACACTTGAGGGCGAATGTCTCGCCCCCAATCTCAACAAGAACTTCGGACATGGATAGCCTTTGGATTGGAGCGCGGTTAGATGACCACGCCCGAGTTGAACGGCTGCATAACGAGTTTGGTCGTCGAACTCGCGACGCCGAGCAGGGCGACATGATCACCGGACGCGAGGTCGGCTTCCGGAGCGATGGCGCCGGCCACGCCCGATGCGTAATAGCGCGAGCCCTTGGTCAGCGTTGCGCCTGGCGTGAAATCCGGATCGCTCTTGGCGACGCTGACCGGCTGGCCGATCGCCGCGCCATTCAACGCAATGCCGTAAATGCTGCGCTTTTCAACGGTCGCGTCGTCGCAGTCCGTGCCCTTGAACCGGCCGGTGGCGGCTTCCTTGTAGACGAGCATTCCCGCCGTGAGGGCAACACCGGCAACACCGGTTTCGACGCTCGCCTGACCACTGGCAATGACTCCCGTGGCGGTAACTGAAATATCGACCATTTGTCAGAACTCCGATGAATGAGGACGGCGTTTAGATCGCCGCCACCTTGACGATGTTCGAGTTGATTTCGACGGTGGCGTTCAGCTTCTGAATCGTGTTCGCGCTGCCGCCGACTTCCTCCGCGTTCATGACCAGGGCCACGAAATAGCGCTTGGACGGGGTCACGACGCCGTCGTTGTTGTCGATCCGGAACGCATAGTTCTTGTTCGTGGTCGACGCGGCAATCAGCGCGGTCTGCCCCGCGTCGCCAGGGACGATCGCGAAAACGTTCTGCATCTGGCCGGCGTTCTTGGTGCCCTTCTGCTTGATCGTGCGACCACGGTTAATCAGGTCCGTGGAAATCAGGGCCGCAGTGTCGCCGGCCGCGCCACAGGTTTCCCAACCATCCACCTCGACCCACGCCTGGCCGGTGAAATCGGACGCAACGAAGTCGGTCGCCTTGTCGTCGAGTTGACCACCAATGAAGATTTTCTGACCGGCAACAGCGTTCAGCGACATGACGTTACCTCGTAAAACAGCGGTAGCGGATGCTTACCGGCGTGCGTGAATAGGGCGCGTCCGGAATGGGCGCGGCGATTGCGGGCGGCTCGATAATGTCGACCCGAACCGAGCCATTCGGGAGCTTTAGGTTGCGCGGGAAGTGCGCGACGATCCGATCGGCGTATTGCGTCGGCTTGATTTGGCCGCGAAACTGATTGCTGACGACGTCAACCTGCAGAATGCCGGCGCGATCGTCCCACGCCGAAATGCCAATCGGCGCCGGGTCGGCGCGCAACTGATGCACCTCGAAATAAAGATCGGGCTTCGCCTTTTCGGCGCCCGAAACGTCCTTGCCCGGGAATTCGGTATCCGGCCAGGCAACCGGGACGGCCGGCGAAAGCGTGAGTCCGCGCAAGCGCTCGAACAGCGCTTCGGTGATCTGAGATTCAACGCCGA